GTGGCCTGCACCGGCCTGGAATTGAATTGGCTCGGCCGCCGCTTTTCCGGTGTGGGATCCTTCCGCAGCTCCACCGGCTCGTCTAAATGGGGGCAGCCGTGATTGCATGCAGTTTCCCCCGTGTTGAAGGGGCACCATTGTCTGACCAGCTTGCCAGCACGGGTAATGGACAGGTGCCCGTCCTTGTCGAAGTGCCCCACCATTTTGAAGTGTTTTTCTTCACTTTGGGGTTTTTTTTCTTCATCTTTTTTTTTGCTCATAGGTTTTCAGCCTCCTCTATATAACTTGCAAAGGTCCTTAAATTGTTTACGAAGGTTTCAACGGTTATCCCTCCCTGTAAAAAATCAAGACACATAGACATTATAGTTTTTGCAGCCTCTTTTATTTTTATATTATCCATCACTCTCCCCTATTTAATAGATTTTTAAAATACAGATTGTCGGGGTGGTGTTCCCCTTTAGCCGTTTTCATAAACTCTTTCATAGCACAGGTCCCGTCGTCTTTTACCAGGTAGTCAAGGATCTCGGTGGCAACCTTGTTATTGGCAGCATCATAATTAAAATGCAGCTGCACTGCGGCGATCGGACAGGGCTCGGCCCCGTACTTACAGGTGCAGCACTCCTCGGTAAAACACTCGCCAGCTGATCCGTTAGGGAAGTAAGCCATTCTTCCGCTCCCACCTGGCGCAGGTCCTCTCCATCTGCCGCCATCGCCGGCAGGCTTTGCGGTGGAACCGCCGGTCCTTCATCCTCTCCCGCCACAGCTGGAACCTGGTGCGGCGGCGCTTACTGCTCTCCTCTTGCCATACCAGGGCCTTGTCGTGGAACTGCCGGATCTCGTCCTTGCTGGTCCCCAGCAGAAAGTTTTTAATGGCATTGAGCAGCGCCGTCAGGATCGCCGTCAGAACAGCTGATGCGCTCACCCCCTGCCTCCTTTGCTGCGGAACACGGCTTTTCCTTTCTGTTCCCACCACAACGTCAGCGCCTCTGTAAGAATATTTCTTACATTGGTTTTCATCAGGATCGCCACGACACGGATCTTGGGGTAGATTGACAGGCGCTCGGCTATGACCTGAGTGGACCTAATCATCGCCGTAAGCTCTGGATCTCTTTTTATTCTTGGCATACTCGCTCCTAAAAGGGGATCTGTTTATTCAGATCTAATCGTTTTTTTTTAAGCCACCTTATAAAATGGGGTGTTTTTACATAGTAATACCGGTGCTTGATAATGGCCGAGCACTTCCGCAGCTTGCTGATCACCTTCCTGGCCTCGGTCCGGTCCGTTTCAAACAGGTCCTCGGCATCGCCCAGCTGCAACTTATCGACAGATAATAGAGAGTTTATCAACTCCACGTCCTCAGCCATAAGGGTGTCAAGCTCTATCTCGTTGCGGATCTTATTGCCGGTTTTCTTCTGCATCGAGAAATCGTAGTACCCGGACACGGGGCTGTCATACTGCTCTCTGAGCCACTTTGCCGCCACCTTGACGTGGCTGGGGTAGATCACGACCTTGCTTGCGTTCTCGTTGACGGAGAAGGTCTGGAGGGCTATGGAGTAGGACATCTTGGCCAGCTTGATCCTGAACTCGGCACCGAGCACTAGCGGTATGTCGGGGATATACTTTTCGCCGAAGGTCACGGCCAGATCCAAAATTAGTTTTTCAGATCCGTCGGCCCAGATCGCGTCGTCGATCCCCCTGGTCCAGGCATACATAATGCGCTCGTGACAGAGCTCGCTGGTGTATAAATGGGGGACGGTGGCCTCTCTAATGGCATTGATGTCGCGATCGCTCACGTCGTCCTTACTGCAAAAGATGGCGAAGTCGAGGCGGCTGATGTCCTGGGCCTTGCCGAAGATCTCGGGTATTACGTCAACCCCGTGGTTATATACAGAGAGCTGGGGTTTCTGCGGGTTGGCGATAAAGAGCAGCCTGGTCCTGGCCATCGTGCGCTGGGTCTGGATCTTCACCAGCTCGGCCACCCCGGACGAGCGGACACCGGACAAATGCCCCATAATGCCCTGCTCGGCCAGGGTATCGGCCTCGTCTATGATTACGGCCCGGCGATCATTCATCGGCATCTTACCCCAGGTAAGACTCCATCTGCCGTTGTGGGTTTGCTGCACCCCACCTAGTAGTCCAGCCAAAGTGGTATTCTCACCGCTGGTAACGAACTCGCCAGCTCGATAGTGATGGACAAGATTTTTGACGGTTTCGGTTTTACCCGTCCGCGTGTCCCCAATTATGGCACATTCCCCCCAGCCCTTGAGGACCTTCTGACCCATAAACTTGAAGTGGAGGGGGGTGCAATATACAAAGTCGGTGGCCTGGATCACGCTCTCCCGCTTATACATTTTGGTGACGTTGGCTGCGAGGTCGCTCTGGATATGGTGCAGCTTTTCCCGCACCTGGTCCTCGTCCTGAGGATCCTTGACGGAAAAGACCTCGAGCTTTTCCCTGGCCTCCTTGTCAAGTTTCCATTGGGAGAGGCTGTCCCGCTTGGAATGGACCTTCTTAATTATGTGTATTGCGTGTTGAGATCGTGGGTCGTTGTAGGTCGTGCCCCAGCATTGGTACCTGGCATTGGTCTGGATCTGCGGACCAAACACCAGGCATTTATGGACCACGTACTCGGTGTCAATACGGTCGTGATCGACCTCGCTGGTCAGCCTTATCTCCTCTACGTCAATGCGGTTGTTCAGATCGAGCTCGACCTGCCGGCAGGTGTTGTAGGTGGGGATCCCCATATACTTGCGGACCAGGCCCACGACCTGCTGGTTGGAGCAGCCGATCATAGACACCAGGAGCTCCTTGTCTTTCTCGTCCGATATCTTGAGGTTCCAGGTGACTTCCTGGTTGTTATTTAAAATACACTGCTTACATTTTTTTCTGTCGGGGTTTCCTTCCTGGCAAGTGGCCTTGATCTCGTGCGGGATGGTATAGGGTGAGAGCTCTTTCCCGATGGCAATACCGGAAAAGGAAATGTTTTTGTTGTAATATACGCTCTTAATGCTCTCGGATAAATCTACGTTCTTATACCACTGTAATGCCGCCTCAAGCCAATCGCTCTCGTCGGTGAGGGGGAAGGTTTCGATGTCGATCGGGCGGCCGATCTCGTTCTTGATCGGGACCCAGAACTCCTGGCTGGCGGGATCCCAGCCAAACATATTCTCGATCGCATCTTCCCAGGGGATCCCTTTCTTCATTACCAGGAACTCTTGCATCGCCTCATTTTGCATGAGGAACTTCATTTTTTCTGGGATCTCTTTAGCTAATTGCTCTGGTGTAAACTTCTTCATAAGACTCCTGGAATGGGGGCCCCCGGCCGAACTGATTGGGAGGAGCGGCCGGGGGCTAGGGGGTGATGAAGGGGTACGGATTAAAAGGGGATCGTACCATCACCCGTTGTGCCAGGGCCGGGATCTTTCTGGCCAGGTGAAGGTTGGGAACCGGTCCCCTCGGAATCGTCAGCGCCTTTAACGTGGGTGTCCTCGAGGGCCATCAGCCTCTGGGCCTCGTCGTATAGCCGCTTGAGGGTAGCGGCCTGGTCCTTGTCCTCGCAGGTTTTACCCCAGGCAAAGGACGGCATCCAGGCATCGCCGGCATCAAAGGATTGCTCAACGGTCTTGAGTGTTACGCGGTGGGAGTAGATCGGCCAGCCGTGCCTGGCCTTGTCTTTGAGATAGCTGTTCAGCTGCTTGGCGGGTTTGCATGCAGCGGATCCGGCAGAGTAAATGAAGATCTCGGGCAGCTCGCCGTTGTCGATGGAGCTGGCCCGGACACACATATAGTTGTGGTTGTCGGTACCTGCCTGCTTGCCGGTGTACTTGCGCTCGGCCGCCGGTTTTTTCAGGTCCTCCAGGATCTCGTCGATCTCGGATCCGTAGGTGATCCACTGCTTTTTGTCCCTGGGGTTTTTGAACCTGGTGCCGATCAGGGTCCGGCCGTCACTAAACCAGACCTCGCTGCGCCAATGGTACAGGATGTAAAGGTCCAGGGATTTGCCGTAGTTTTCTTTCTTGGTGGTGTGATACAGGTCGCCTAGATCCAGATCGGCTATGTCCTCTTTAACGGCTTTGCGGGTCATGGCCTGACAGATCTTTAGTCGGGGGACGATGGTGTCCTCCCCGTCCATATGCTCTGTTCCTGTTTCTCCTGGTGAGGTACGCAGAAAATCCGGTACCTGGTCTTGTGCCTGGGGCACTAAGTCAACTGGTTTTTTTTCGCTCATATTATTCCTCGCTTAATTTATTTGTGCCGGAATACACCGACATTTGGGCAGGGGTGGATTTGAACCACCGAACCTTACGGACCGGTTTTACAGACCGGCTGCTTTGAACCGCTTGCATACCTACCCATTACCCAGGTCAATGTTGTGATCGGCCAGAAACTTTTTCAGCTCGTCGAGGCTGTGGACCACTACGACCAGCCAGCCCTGTCGCCGCAGCTCGTCGTGTTTGGCTTTCTGTTTGTCCGTGGCATCTTTACCTGGGCGCTTACACTCTATGCCGATAACGATATGGGTACTGAGAATGGCCGCTCTACCCCCACTACCCAGGGGGGGAAGGGCAGCCGCACTGTGCTGGATCGTAACAATGGTGTCGGGCATCCCGCCCATAAAGTTACCGGACATAGCGAACCGAAAGCAGCGGTACTTGGCCAGCCAGTTACGGATGCTGGCCTTGACAGCTGCCTCGGATGTTTCAATTTTTTTCACGCAGGCCGATCCTCTCCTTAAACTTTTCAATGTCCTGGGTGTGTTTCTCTTTCATCTTCGCCGCGATGTGTGTCTTGGTGTACTTGATGATGTTGGTATAGAACTGCTCGGCGCAGGGGGGGAGGGGCAGGCCCTCCTCCAGCCTTTTCTTGAGCCAGGCTTTGCGCTGGCCGGCATGCACCGACCACTTGGTTTTACCCAGGCCGGGATCCTCGCGCTCGACGAACTCCCTGAACTCGGGATTGTCGTCCCAGGTGCGGGCGATCTTCTGGGCCTCCTCGGTAAGCTTGAAGTCCAGCTCCTCTTTGGTCTGGTACTTAATGCCGTCATAGACAAGCTCGCTGGTGTCCTGGTCCTCCATCGCCTCGTAAGCCTCTTGCTGGAGCTGCCAGATCCGCTTGCCCAGCTCGGAGAGCAGGGCCTTGTGGAACTGCTCAGTTACCAGGGCCTCGTCCAGGTCCTTTAACACTTCATTGGCCGGCCGCATTAGAGGACCTCCTTCAAAATGTCCAGGGGGCTGCACCCCTCTCCGACACGGACCTTGCCCTGCATTAGATCCATAAACTTGGTAGCGGTCAGGGCAGCCTTGTACTCGTCGGCACTTGAGATCCCCACTTTTCTAAGGAGCTCACTGACGATCTTTACAACATCGGCCTGGCCAGCGGAAAGGACAGCCTCTACGGTTTGGGCCCGCTCGTCACCGTCCTTGTCTTTCCAGAACCTGGCCTCAATGTGGATGAACTTCTTGTCACTAGCGACCAGCTTTTTTTCCTTCATCGTTTTGTTGCAATCGGCCTGCTGTTTCTTAAAGGCTTTCATAGCCTCCGCTTTGGTCTTTGCTTTTTCACTCAATTACTTCCTCCTCTGCGCCCGTCTTGAGCGGGCTGCTATTTTATTTTTTTTTCGACGTTTTTTTGCGCCCTGTTTATAGCGGGCATTTTGGGCCAGCTGCCATTTGTCGGCAAACTTGTCGAACTCCTCAGCATACTCGGCCGGTATCTTGGCATCAACTTTTTTGCTCAATTAATTCTCCTTAGCTTTATTCCCGTGCTGCTCGACAAGATATTTATAGAGCCGGATCAGCTGGGACTCGGCCATCTTGATCTCGTGGGCCCAATCCTCCTCCTGTTTCTCGAACTCGGCAAGCTGGGCACTAACGCTGGTGATGATCTCGATCCCGTCCTTGCCGCTGTTAAGCATCTCCATTAGCTCGTTGGATTGCTCGACCTTTTTCTCCAGGTGCTCTTGCTTGAGGGTGACTACCCCCCGCATCGTGTGTATGATCTCCTCGAGTTTATCTTCCAGGTTCATTGTGTCCCCCCTCCAGGGGCTGTATTGACATTACGCAATATCCGCTCACTATTCCAAACTGTCCACCAGGTAAAACATAATTAATAAGATATAAGGGCATTTGATAATGGACCTCTACCTCCTCGCCCAGCTCGTTAATAATTCTGAACTGAATTGTATCTCCCACCTGGAAATCGCGATCGTTTTTACGGACCTCGAAAGTTTTTTGTCTGTGAATAATCCTCTGAACGTATGCCTCGAGTATTTTTAAAGTGTGCATTTTCATTCCGGCCATTCCTCCGTTAGCTCATTGAGTCCGTAACCACGTAGGTCCTTGAGGATAATGTCCAGGTTCTTCCTCGTGGTTTTTTCCACCCCGATAAGGGATTGTATTTTTCGGCACAGGCACTCGACAAAATAGGTGTCGTAGTACGGGATCTCGACTCCTTTGCCGAGGTCGATCTTGCCGACGGCCCGGTGGCCCGTGGCCTTTTCAAACTTTTCGACGAACTCATTTATAGGCTCCTCCTTGAGGATCGCCAGCGGGTCCTTTACAGGCAAAACTTTCTCACCATCCAATAAAGGAACTCGTAAAAATAGTGCAGGGCATTTAGCATCACGATCGATCCGAAGATGGTAAACGCGCTGAACTTAACGGGCTCCCGTACCGGCAGCCAGGGGTGGCTCCGCAGGTAGCGACGGTATGCCAGCTCGTATTTATAATCTTTAAGTTTTTTCATACCGCTGCCTCAACTCGTAGTCACCCTTTAGGAAGGAGTCCACCAGGAAGGTGGCCATATCTTGCTTTTTTTGTATGGCCCCAAGAACATCTGTGTCCACCGTCCCCTTGTAGCATAGGTCGATGTAGGTGCAGGTGTTTCGCTGCCCGATGCGGTGGATCCGGTCCTCGCTCTGCTTATTTTCCTCGAGGGAAAACGGGCGCTCGTAATAGACAGTGGTACTTGCAGCCCAGAGGTTAATCCCAAGACCCCCCGCCTGTACCTGGCCAATGAAGATTTTTGTTTTTCCGCTTTGGAAATCATCTATAACCTCGTCACGGTTTTTGGTATCGCCGTCCAGAATACCATACGTTATGCCCATTTCTTCTACCAGGGCCTGGATCAGGGCGATGCTTTTTTTAAACCGGCACCAGATCACCAGCTGCTTGCCGCTGTCCCGCACCAGGTCCTCTATGATCTCCCGCAGGGCCTGTAGTTTGGCATTGTCTTTATACTTGAGCAGGGCACCGGAGGTGATCTGCTGTAGGCGCATAACTTTAGTTAAAATGATATTGGCGGTCAGCTTGACCTCGCCATTGAGCTCGACGATACAATCCTTTTTCATCTGCTCGTATTGCAGCTTGAGCTCCTTAGGCATATCAAGCCACCTGGTCGTAAATACTTTTTCCGGCAGGTCCAGACATTCCTCCTTTTTTAATTGGATCGAGTGCCGCCCAATCTTTTTTCTAAGCTCCTCTTGGTTCCTGACTCCAATGACCTGGTAGCCCTGGAAACCTCCCATAACCAGGTAAGTATTGCGAAAGGAATAAAAGCTATTGAAACCCAGAAAAGCGCGATCGAGAAAATGGTATTGGCAATATATATCAGCCGGGTTCTGAGTGATTGGTGTTCCCGATAGTATGTACCTATACTGTGCAGCCTTAAATGCCCGCAGGCAGAACTTGGTCCGTTTAGCGGACGGATTCTTGATCCGGCTGGACTCATCGAGTATGACGAGATTAAACATCCCCCACGGCCCGTCCTCTCCCGTCGGTAGCAAGCTGTCGTAGTTGATGATGGCAATTTCACCCCTTTCAGCTGACCCCGCCAATAGGGACAGCCGTTGATTTTTTGACCCGTTGACTATATTATATCCCGAAACTCCGCACTTGTCAAGGTCTGATGTCCAGCTGTGCCGCACCGACTTGGGGCAGACAATCAGGGCCCGGACCTGGACCCCCAGGGCCCGCAGGCATTTGATCACCATGATCAGAGCGATCGTCTTGCCCGTCCCCATTTCGCAGAGGACCGCGAACTGCCAATATTTCAGGCAGAGCTTGAGGATCTTGATCTGGTGCTCAAACAGCGGGCTCTTGCTGCCGTCGCCCAGGGTGACAGACAGGTCCACCCCGCGCGGGATCTCCACCCCCTGGATCTCTTTGTCAATATCAAACTCGGGATCCCGCAGATCCAGCTCGGCCACCTTTTCCATACTCACCCCCTTGTCCGGTTGGTCATAATATGTCGCCGCATCCAGGTTGATCTCGTCCCGCATCTGAGGGAAAGCCTCGAGCAGGTGCCGGAACTGCTCGACCGGGAAGGACCACTTTTTGCGTTCCTTTAGCCACTGCCGGCCCTGGATAGACCTGGCCAGATCTTTTTGCAGCCAGGGCACGGTCAGTAAAATGCGATCGCCGACTAGCATTAGCCTCTATCCAGGTCGGTCCGGTTCCAGTTGAGCAGGTGGGAGGGGGTGGCCAGGACCCGCCTGCCGCCGCAATCATTCTCACCGCAGGGCCGCCGGATAAATTGCTGCGCCTTTTCCAGCGCGGGCCCGCAGTTGTGGACCAGGATCTGATCGTCACACTTTAAGCAGCGTATTACCGCCATCTTGGGTTTTGATTTGCTGTGGTGGTGCATTAAAATACCTCCGATTTTGATTTATTATTGTCGCCCTCAAGCCAGCGCTCGAGAGGGAAAATAGTCTGGTGTTCACCGTTGGGGGTGATGATTATGTGATCGAGCAGGTGCAGGTCCAGCTGAGTCGCCAGCTCCTCCACTCGCCTGGTCAGGTCCAGGTCCTGGACCGATGGACGGGGGGGGCCGACCAGGTGGTTGTGGGCCAGGACCACATAAGTAGATCCGGGCAGATCCAGGATGCCCCGGAATACGTCGCGGGGGGCCAGGATCATCCGGGCCTGGGTGCCTCGGGCCACCTCGAGGGTGCGGATCACCTCGTACTTATGGCTCAATGCCATTACGATCATAACCTCCTGGTCCTCACCGGCGAGCAGCTGCGACGCGATCCGGGCCGCGTCGGAGGTGGATGTCATACTCGATGCCTCCTTGATCTGAAATGCCCGGTCCAGGCCCCGGCCGTCGATGTCCTCGAGGACCTGGATAATAGCTCCCTGTACGTCCTGGGCATAGACGGTGCGGGCAAATACAAACTTGCGGTTTACCATTGGCCGTCCTCCTCGTTCTGGTGAACGATTGCAAATAGGATCCGGGCCGTGTACTCGGTGCAGGGGTAGCCCGCCATCTTTTCCTGGATAGCTTTGGGGCTGTCACCTGGGACCAGGATCCCGATCATGGGATCATCCCACCACACGATCACGACACGGGCATCACTTACATACTCGGCCTCACGGGGCAGCTGGTAGATCGATACCGGATAGCGGGTGCCGTCGCCAGGCTGGTACTCGATGAAGGTCTGGTTTTTGGTGATGGTCTTGCGGGTAGTTTCCCGCAGGCCCTTGGGCAGAGCGGTCTTGATCTCTTTTAAAAGTTTTTCAATAGCGGTCATTGATGTCCTCCTCAGGATATATATTTATTTATAATGTCAAACTCGCGCCTTGTCAATTCCGCGGTTTTTGTGACCTCGGCCAGGACCTCGCCGCCGTTGATATGAAACACGCGGCTGACGGTGGGATCGACCAGGCACAGGGCATCGAGCTCTGCCTCCTGGTGGCTGTCCCGCAGGTGTTTCTCGGCCAGCAGCTCCCGGACACTCTCGTCATTGGCCCCGTCGTGGGCCATAACATGATCCTCCCAGAACCGGTAATTATCCCCGGCCGTGAACTTGATCTGAAAATAAAAATATCTCACTTGATCTCCTTGCCACCCCCCCCCGCAGGGGGGGGTGGACTATTTATTTTATCCCAATATAAAGTAGGCCACTGCTCCCTATACCATAAGCCCGACCTGGTTGATAAACCAGAACTCAGGCATTGGCATTATCTCCGTGAGCTTGCCCAGGTGCTCATTGATCAGGGTGCGGACCAGCTCCGGCCACTCCTCAGCATACCGGCGCAGGATCCTGATCTCCCGCTTGCCCTTCTTATAATCCTGGGGGTTGCTGTACTCATAATCCCAGATATGATCTAGGAGCAGGCCCTCGATCTCGGATCGCAGGCTCTGATTAAAATCGATTACCTCAGGCATTATCCCGCCCCTCCCGCCGGATCTTGGCATAACAATCGGCGCACAATTCCAGATCCCCCAGCTGGGTAGTGGCGGCATTGTTGCACTCGTCACAGGCCGGATAATCCTGGTCCTCGTCGGCGCGGACCTCGATATGCCCGGCGAACTCCTTCTGATCGGTGAAGATCATAGCGGTCTGATCATCGATCGTGTCCAGGTCGGCCTGGCGCAGCTCGGCCAGCAGGTCGTCACAAACGGCCGCGCGATCCACACAATCAGCCTGGGTGTATTTGTCAAGGTCGATTTCGATAATTAATTTCATTCTATCCTCCTACTTTTTAGTGGTTTTGCCTGTTTGGGAGGGACAGGTGGTGTGTTTTGTTAACCATTTGTCACCGTCCCGCTCAATAAATCCCGTCCAGGGCTCGACCGGGCCGCCGCACAGGGCGCAGCGGCCCCGGTATTTATTGGCCTTGATCCGGGGCCCGTCCCGCCAGGGGCTGCCGTACTTCCTATATTTATGGCGATCTTTCACCGATTGCCTCCCGGCCCTCATTTGAGGGCCTTTATTATTTTTTCCGCAGTGGTCAGGATCTTGATCTTGTCGTAATCATCGCCCTGCTGCTGCCAGTTTTGAACGTACCCGGCCGACAATTCCAGCGGGTGCCCCAGGTATGACATGACCAGGTGCGCCACACTCTCGGCCTCGACCTCGCGGCCGCCCCTGCTCGTGGTATTGAACTCCTCGCCCCGGTGGTGAAGGATGGCATGCGCTACCTCGTGGATCAGGGTCTTTACCTTGTCGGTGTTGTTGCTCGAGGGATTGACGGTGATGGTGTCGGCTCCGCAGCTGCCCCGGCTCGTGCCGGAAAATGCCTCGATGATCTGCTGCTTGACCAGGCCCTTGAGCTTGTCCTTTACATCGGCATAGGGGATATTAAGCAGGTCGGCATTGTCATGCTCGTATTTGAGCGGCTCCCCGTCGGTCTGGGCCACATCAAAAACAGGCTTGAGTACAAAAAAGGGCCTGTTTCTCTGTATCTTGCTGCCGAGCTCCAGGCGCTTGGCCGGATCCGATGTTTCGGCCATCTCTGCCCGCATCTCCTTCTTGCGCTTGTCCGATACCATCAGCGGGACGTATATATAAATCTGTCCCCGCTCTCCCTTCTTGACATAGCGGCCCAGCTTTTGCCATTTCTTATAACTCTGCGCCAGGGTGCCGCCCTGCGCCATAATCAGGGCCGTGTTAGTCATGGAGTAGTCGTAGAGGTTGGCGATCCGGTAATGATCTACCAGGTTTTTGATCTTGTCGGGATCAGTAAATTGTGCCTCTAAAAAACTGTCCAGGGCCTCGCCCAGGGCCTTTTTCTTGTCAATGGACCATTTGCGCTTGTCCTCTTTGGTCCGTGTCGTGGTTGTTTTGGTCGTTGTTGTTGTGGTCATTGTGTCCTCCTGTATTTTGATGATTTTACCTGTTTGAGCAGGCCGGATTATATCCGGCCCGCTTTTTTTACCAGGCGCAGCGCCGCAAGCTCTGACCTCTCGGCCCTGTTTACGGCCGCCTGCATTTCCTCGATCTGCTGCTGCTGTGCCTGGATCAATTTCAGCATTTCCGCTTTTTCCCTTTCCCAGCTAGCAGGCGCAGCGGCGGCGGGACGGGACGGCTTGACCTGGGCCCGCTTGACCTTGACAGGGCCCACACTGTCGAGCATTTCCTTTACCTGGTCAACGTCATAGACCGGGGCCTGCTCTTTTTCGTCACATACTTTCATCGGCATTAAAATAAATGTCGTGTCCGCATTTTCCTTCCGTACGATCTTGAAGGGCTGTATGGGGTCGTTGAAGGTAAACATAATATAGTCTTGTGCCCGCTTGAGATATGCGCTTAATAGGCTATGGTTTAGGGCGAATTGTGCGGCCTTGCCGACGTTGTTTTTAACAGGGGTTTTAAACACGGGCCCGCCCGGTACCTCGACAATTAATTGCCCCTTGTCCTGCGTAAAAATAACCTTGTTCGTGTCCTTGTCTAAATACTCTTTATTCACCCTTAGTATGGCCCGCAACCTGTCACTGTCAACGGTTATTTCACTATCAAATGATATGGGTATAAACATTTTCCAGTTAGGGTATTTACCCTGTAAATGCCTAACAGATATAGCCAAATTGTCGTGAGAAAATGTCGTTTTCTTGCCCTCGATATCGACATAGACACGGCACGACGTAAACCCCAATTTGACTATTTCCAGGCCCGCGCCGTCAATCGTTGCGGCCTCGCCGTCCCCCAATTTCAGGCCCGACGGCGATTTAATTAGGCGGCGGCCGTCAATGGCTATAATATAATCGGCCTCGACATAGACTCCCGCAAGGCTATATTTCGACGGGCCCACGGCCTTGAGTATTTCCAGATGCTCATGCCATAAGTTAAAATCAATGTCGTCGCCTTTGATTAGATCCATTTCCCCTACTTCCGGGTAGTCAGTAATTGGGGTAATGTCGGCCGCTTTGGGCTCTATTCCCCTTTCCAGGTAGTTTTTAATATCCCTAACCTGGTAACATCCGGCCGCCAGGCCCGAAAGTAAAGAATTGCGGTATTTTACAACCGTGTCATTGTCTGTCATTGTCGCGACCTCGCCCGATACCATTACCGTCGAAAGGATCGTAAAATTACTCTTGCGCTTGCTCATCTTGTCAAATACTCTAAATACATTTTTCATAATAAACTCCTACTTATTAATATAATTTTATTTTAACCGTCGAAAATGAGGTATTTCCGGCCGGAAAATTGCATATAATAGAAAAAAGTCTTAATAAACTAACTACAAACTTTTTACCCTGATCTATAGGGCCTATCAGTATAATACTACTAACTAAAATCAATATTAGGCATTTTTTGGATAATTTAATATAATCTACTATATAATATGTATTCAGTTTATAAAACACGAATATACTTATACCCCCCCTAAAGATATTCCTGTAGTTGGGCTCTTTTCTATGGCATAGCTTTTCTCTTTCCCTATAGCCTTGCCGTGTTTGCTGATTTTTGCTGCTTGCGATCATACTTTTTGATGATTTTGCCTGTTTGGGCAGCCAGGTAATGCCATTGATTGCTCTCTCTTTTATTGACTAATTGTTGATGATCCGACCTATCCAAGACAAAGGGATAATAATTTCCCAAAAAAGTCGCCAGAAATCGATCCCATTATTCAATTTCCGGGTCTAGGTCCGGGAAATCGGTAATGCCATTGACCACCCCCCCCCTCTACCCCGTGTCTTGCGCCGTCTGCCCTTATTAAATATGCTCACCCACGGACATCAGCTCTGGCGAAAAAACAGACCCCGATTTTTTTTCTTCAAGGGACCTTAGGGGTATCATTTTTTCGCTTTATACGAGCGAAAAACCTTCACCCACCTTGAATGAAGTTGCCCCCGTGCTATCATTTTATGGGCCCCAGGGCCTTGACTTCACTCACCCCTTAAGAATTTTCGCCTTACAGGAGCGAAAAAAACCTTGGCCAAAGTTACATTATCCCAGGACCCAGGGGCGGGAAAGCCGGCGAAGAACGGCTTGCGCGGGCCGTAGTTACCGGATATGGAAGGAAATTGTCATTATTTTTATAAAAATGAATTGACAGGGGGTATAAAAAGCGGTATAATGGATATATCCATAATACCGGAGGATCGGATGGCAAAAGAAATGAAAAGATCACCGTATTGGCGATCACGACAGGTTTTGGCGCGATATGGCGCGGCCGACAAGAGCGAGCTGCGCGGCACGCAGAAGATGGAGTTTGACCGGGCCTTTAAAGAGGACAAGCTGTTTTACGACGAGGACGTGGCGGCTGAGAAGAAACGGGACTACGAGGCCCTGGATCCCATCACCAAGCAGGTGATGAAGAAGTACGGGGTGACGGATTACAGCAAGCTCTCGCCCCGGCAGCAAGACGAGGCGGCCGAGGCCGTTGTCTATGCCAATATGCCCAAGGAGCAGCGCGACACGCTGCTGGAGCTCAAGCGCAAGGCCCGGCTTTCCCGCGAGCAAAAGAGCTTTTGGGACCGGACGGTTGAGGCCATTGTCAATTTCCTGTCCTCGCCCAAAGAGCCCAGGCTTAAAAATGTGCCGGAAAAAAAGCTGCGGACCACCCCCGAGAGCGATCCCTTTGACATTAGCGATCCCGAGCTCTGGCGCGGCCAGGCCGCCCAGACCCGCAAGGTGCAGAGCCGGCCCGCAAGGTGAGGATGCAGAGCTACTCGGTTGAGAGCATAGAGGATGTGGTCCGCGACACCGGCTTTACGCTCAAGATCGGCGACTACTTCGAGCTGTCACTTACCGGCATTTCCGCGATCGCCGCCGTTGTTGTCGCGGGCTACCTGTTGTGGCGCTGGGGGCACAAGATCCCCCTGGTTAAGAAATTACACCCCCGGACTAAGAAGAAACGGGGATAAATAAAAATGAGGACATATTATGACCAACAGACGCAATTTTTTAAAGGCTGTGCTGGCCTCGACAGCACTTGGGTTCCTGGGGTGCCGTGACAAAAAACAGTGGCCGCCTCCAATGGATGCCCCGCTCGACGAGTGGAAGAAGGGACCAAACTCTGGGATCTCCTCCCGAGAGGCTATGGCACGGGCACGCGCTTATGCCGAAAAGTATCTTAGCCAGGGCGGGGGCCCGCGTTTTCCGCATCGTTTCGATGGCAATCTTCTCACTTATCTGGGTCTTAGCCCTGATCGTGTCCGTGCCGCAGATGCTCGGGGCCTGGCGCAGAGGCAGAGGTGGTCCCTCACCTGGGGCCGGCTCAACTTCAAGACCCGGCGGGCCCAGCGGCGCTACCTAAAAAATCTGGCAAAAAACTTAGAGAACAGCGCCTGGTTTGGCGGTGTCCGTATCTCCCGGCCCGAAGTGGCCTTTGACTATTTAAGGACAGCAGTATGAGCAAATATATCCAACGACCACAGGTTTATAATGCCGTGCAGTACGACGGCGAGAATATGGCCGAAATCGATGCCTTTGCCGCAGGCGAGGAGATTACGATCGCCGCCGGAATGTACGCTGTCAGGGATCCCGAGGGGACCCTGGCCGTTATGACCGAGGCCGACTTCCTGGCCCGGTTCGCGCCGGTGCCGATGTGTGACAGGTGCGAACACAAAGACAGCGCCAACAACCGCCTGGCCCACGAGGTCAGATGCACCAATTTTGACGAGGAGGACGACCAATGAGATGCTTTTATCATATCGATATGGACGGGAAGTGCGCGGCCGCGATCGTCAAGCGGAAGTTCCCGGACAAGTGGATTAAGTTCACCGCGATTAATTATAATCACCGTTTTCCCTGGGACGAGATCAAGCCAGGGGAAGAAGTGATATTTGTCGATTTCTCTCTCCTCGAGGGAGAGTTTGATCGGCTGCTTAAAATCACCGAGAATGTGACATGGATCGACCACCATAAAACCGCCATCGATTTCCACCGTCACCTCTCTGACAAAATTGCCGGGCTGCGGTACGACGACAAGCCATCCGGTTGTATGGCGGCCTGGCACTACTACTTCCCCAACGAGCCCGCGCCAAGGGTCCTGGAATTGCTGGATGATTACGACATCTGGGAGTTCAAGTACGGCGACGACACCCGTATGTTTCAGCTGGGCTGCCGGTGCTACAACACCCAGCCCTGGGCCGATACCTGGAAAGGGTGGCTGGATTATAATGAGTCCCACAAGCTGTCCGAGGAAGTGATCCGCAAGGGCGCGGCCATTAAGACCTACAACGACAAAGAGGACTACGGCCGGATGAAGTCTTGGGCCTTTTACGTCAACCATTGGGGCTACCGGGTGATCAGCGCCTGCGGCAAGCTCGGCAGCCAGGTCTTTGACAGTGTGCCCAAAGACAGCTATGACATTATGGCCCCGTTCTTCTTCGACGGCGAGCGCTGGACCTTTAGCCTTTATACGGAAAACCCTGACATCGACGTAAGCAAAATCGCGGTGGAGATGGGCGGCGGCGGCCACGTCAATGCGGCCGGATTCGTCACCCCAGACTACCCCTTCAAGGGTCTGGAGATTAAGAGGTACCGCGACACCTAATGGGCACAAACCGGGGAGAGGTCACAGACATAAGCCGGTACAAGCACTCAGAAGTTTACCGGCCGAAGAACAAGGCGATCCAGGCCAAGTATTTCGAGATCTATACCGATTACGTCGAGAACCACTTGACGTACCAGCAGCTGATGAAGAAATACCAGCGGTCCCACCACAGCATCTGTAACGCTATAAAATATGTGACCTTCACCCTAAACAAGAAAGCGGATCCCCGGCAGGCCCAGCAGATCCTCCACGACAAGATGCTGATCCAGCTCCAGCGGCTGGAAGATATGCTCAAGGACGAGATCGTGGTCGATAAAAAAACCGGCAAGGAGGTGGCGGTCCCCAAGCCGATCGGTGTCAAGCTGGCGGTGATCGCTGAGATCCGGCGCGTTTCCAAGCTGGTGGCGCAGGCCGGATCCGCATTTCTTAAACCAGATAAGGGCGGCCAGGGCCAGACCCCGATTAATATTATTATGCCAAATACCAATGCCGGCCAGGGTGTAAAAAACGCGGTTGTGATCGAGCAGCCGGCCCAGGAAGAAGATGTCAGCTGAGTCGATTAATGCGGTCGGGCTCGGGTATTATCACCCGATTAATCAGCGCCAGGCCGAGTTCCATGCCAGCGCCGCCAGGAACAAGCTGCTGATCGGCGGCTACGGCGCAGGCAAAACCTACCCCACTATCCACGCGGTCCTTGAGCACTGTTTTCAGAACCCCGGCCATATTTTTCTAGTTTCCAGGAACACCTGGGATAATGTCGAGGACGAGATCCAAGAGGATTACCTACGGATCTGTAAGGCCGCCGGCATAATGAAAAAGTTTATCGCCGATCGCGGAAAGAACGCGATCATCCTGATAAACGATTGCAAGATTATTTTCCGGCCCCTGACCCTCAAGCGGGCCAAACTCAAGGGTCTGCATATATGCGGATTTCATATTGACGACCCCGACGTAGGTAAGTATTCCGATACCATCTCTTTTCTCTGGTCCCGGATGCGGAATCCCCCGGATGTCAAGGCCACCTCCTTTAAATCCTGGATCACGGCGAATTGGGAGGGGAGGAATTGGCTGTGGAAGGTGTGGATGCGGGACCGGCCAGAGGGCGGCGACGGCGACGACATCATTGTCCGGGGCGGCAAGGAGCAGCGGTCCGATCTGGCTTATTGGGTTTGCCCCACCAATGACAACCCCACCCTGCCCGACACCTTTATACCGGATATGGCGGCGGTCCATTCCGAGGAGTGGATGGATCGGTATGTTTATTGCACGGATCTGTCGGCCAATATCGGCCTGGTTTATCACAATTTTAACTCCGAGATCCACCACAAACCCGCCGAAGAAGTCCTGAAAAAGAAGGGCCTGATCAAAATCACTTCCACGGACCTGGGGATCACCCACAAAACCTGCATTTTGAAGATGGCTACGGATGGCCGGGCGATCTATATCTACGACGAGATCTTCCGCAAGGGCCTTTTAACCGGCGATGTCGGTAAGATCTTGCGATCGGTCCTGGCAAAAGACACTTATTTTCGCAATATTATCGATCCCGCCAGCGCAAAAAAGGACCAGACCTCTGGTGTCCGGCCGAAAGATATCCTCAGGAAGGAATACGGGATCCCGCTGCTGCCTGGAAATAACGCGGTTGTGCCGGGGATCCAGATCGTAAACGACTTGATTAAGCCCTCGATTGGCCCGCCCCGGCTATATGTCGATATTCACCGCTGCCCCAATTTATTTAATCAGCTGGAAACGTACCGTTGGCAAGAGCCCCCGAATATGGATTATGACGATCTGGATTATAAAGAGGAGCCTGTCAAAAAAGACGATGATGCGGTAGATAGTATGAGATATGGGGTTGTTTTTCTAAAAAAATTCCTTAAAATATTCGCTGGTCAAATAGCCCAAAAAAATGCACAAAGGGCCAAAAATCGTGAAAAAAGAGCAAAAAAGCTACCTTTTTACAAAAAATATAGCAATACAAGTAAGCATTTTGACTTAATTCAGACGTATAAATCTTTGGGATTTTCTCCAAAAAAAATTAAACGCTTGATTTCTGCAATAAATTAGCATATAATCATAGGCAAGTTAACATAATTCCGGTATTATGTTAACTTGAGGTACTATGGCAGAGGGCGGCCTTTTAGCAGAACTATCAGAAGATCAATTCCAGGACATGCAATCGTTCCTGGTCAATCGTTTTGAGATCCTGAATACCGCCCGAAAAACGCTCGATGAAGAAATTACCAAAGAAATTGAGCGGTTTAACGGAAAAGATGATGTCATAGATGCCCGCCTCGAGCACGAAAGCAAGGTAAAAGAAAATTATTTATACGACCTGGTGCAAACTATGGTCGGCCGCCTCATACAAACCATTTTCCCAGACAAAAATTACCTCAAAACCTACGTCGAGCACCCCAAGTTTAAAACGATCGAGCAGCAGCTTACGTTGTGGATCCAGGAGGAGTTGGATCGGTTGAAAATCCGGGCCAAAGCCAGGGATATGTTCGAGGAGGCGCTGACCGGTCGGCTGTCCTGGCTGCATTTGCGGCCGGTACCGACAAAGCGAATGGGTAAAGAGGGCAATCCGATCGAGGGGTACCGGGCCGAGTTTGATGTTTTCAAGTTTTTTGATGTCTGGTTTGACACCAAAGCCACGGATCCCGAGCAAACCGATTATTTTGTCAAGAAAGTTGTTAAGCTATATCAGCTTTATCAGCATAAAGACATTTATATGAACCTCGACCAGGTGGAACCGTCCACCGGCGGCGAGGACGACGATGCCAAACGTAAGGAAGAATACGAGGCCAAGCACGGCAGCTCCTCAGCCGACGGCACCACCCCCACGGAACCGGAAAAGTCCACGGGTATTAAGGCCACCGACGAGGTAGAGCTGCTTGAATATTACGGTGTATATGATTTTTCAGAGGGTGACAGCACCGATCCCGATTGGGAGCCCGATGTCAAGGAAGTGATTTGCACCCTGGCCAATCGCCGGACCCTGATCCGGGCCGAGATCAACGATCTGCCCACGCGGAGAAAGCGGCTAATGTTCCCGATTCGTCCCTTACGGATGGGTAAATCTCTGATCGGGAAAAGTATTCCGCAGCTGGTCGGCGACAACAGCCACGATCTCAACGAGATCCTCTCCCTCCAGATGGATAATTTTAAGCTGCTTGTCAAGCTGCTTTTCAAGTACAACAAAAATGCTGACATAGACATAGAGGAGCTGTTTGCTGGCGACGGCAACGCGATCGGCTGGGACGAGAGCAAGGACGATATCGACGTGATCCAGATCCCCAACGTCCTCCAGCTGGCTGGCTTTATGGCGGCAGAGAAACGGCAGAGCATGCAAAGCACCGCCGGCACCCCCGACGTTCTTATGGGCCAGGCCGGGCCCGGCCGGGGCGCACCGGAAACCGCGACGGGGATCGGCCGCGCCAATGAAAATGCCTTATTCAAGTTCGGGATCATCGCGCTCAATGTGGCTGATGATCTGATCGAGTTTATAAAATATGTGATGATCCTCCTAGTCCAGAACAATCCCGGTGCAGTTTTTATGCGCTGGCCCGAGCTGGGCGACTTCCTCTCCCTGCCGGCCGAGCAGCTGGAGATGGACAACATTATGGACATTGAGCTGCGGGATCTATCGACCAGGCGCGAATTGGAACGGCAACAGCTGGCCAATCTCGTCGGGATCGTAGGCCCCCTCCTCCAGCAATCCGGTGGCAACCTGCCGCTGCTGCTGCGTAAGATCCTCCTCTCTTTCAACATTGACGACATAGAGGAAATGACTACTGCTGAGAGCCCGAATGAGATCGCCGCCAAGCTGCTTAATAATCCGCAGCTGGCCCAGGCCGTGCAACAGATCGTGTCTGCGGAGCAGGCAGCTGCCAACAGATCGCGGGAAAATGTTGGGAGTACCCCAGGAGTCCCAACAGAAGGTGAGTTTAATAAAACCGCCGAGGGGCAGACGGTATGAGCGGCGAAGGATTAGAGCGTAAAAATGAGGACCTTACCCCGGAACAGCTGGCGGTAATGTACGATGATTTATTTCAAACCCCTGGCTGGAAACATTTTTGTGAGGCGATCCGGGACCTGGCAGAGCAGTGCAACACCGTCAAGGGAATCAGCCAGGACATCCTGGATGATCCGATGAAGTTGGCTGTGGAGGTAAAGGCTCGTCGGGCCAAGTACGATGCCTACAACGGGATCATTAATAGGGCCAGGCAAAACGCAAAGAAAGTGAAGAAAGTTTTAAAAAAAATAGAGAAAAAGAAACAGGAGGAGTCAAATGCCTGAAGATCAAGGATACCCCGAAGAAGAAATGATGGCCGCTGAGGGCTTACCGCCTGAGGGTGTTTCACCCGCCGAGGGCGACCTTTTAGGTGAGGGGGGGATGCCCCCCGAGGTTGAGGGCGAGCTGCCCGAGGACGAGATCCCCGAGGAGAACCTGACCGAGGAAGAACCGGAAACCGGTGCTACCCAGGGGATCCCCATGAGCGGCGAGGACGTACCCGAGCTGTTGGATCTGGAGATCGGCGACACGCTTACTCTCCAGGTCGATGATCGCGCTGAGGACGGGACCTTTGTTATGTCCGTCGTTCAGAACGTACCGGAAACGGCACCGCCCGTACCTGGTGCTGGCCTGGGACCAGAAGAACAGGCCGTTACCAGATCACTTATTTAATTTTTTAAGAGGAGAACATTATGCCACAACCGAAAAAAAGAAGTCTTGACGACGACTTACTTGACGATATTTATGCTGACACTGGCGCGTATGACACTATGCTCGACGAGAACGACGAGGGTGCCATTGGTGAGCCCACTACCAAAGGGGGTGATCCAGGATCTCAGAAGTCGGATATCGACGTAGCAAAGGAGTTAGAACAAGTCAAGAGCCAGCATAAAAACAGCCAAGAGTTGGTCCGTCAGCTTGTTGAGGAGAATAAAAAGCTCAAGGGTAATTTCAAGAAGATTGAAAAAGCCTTTGGTCCATCTCCTGAGGAAGATGGCGAAAAAGTTAAGGAGGTCGAAGAAGATCTCTTTGACGAAGATCCGACCGGGTTTGTAAACCAAGTCGTTGAGAAATCAGTGAGCAAGCTGCGCGAGGAAAGGCAGGTCGAAAAAATTGAGGAAAATGCTGCCAAAGCTATGGAGGAAATTAACATGGAATACGATGTCCCGTGGAAGAAGGATGGTGTCAAGGAGGAAATCCAAGATGCCCTGGCTTCTTTGGACACGTCTTTCAAACACAAAAATCCGAAGTTAGCTCTGGAGCGTGCGATCCGAATTACCGGTCACGGTAAAAAAAGGGCCCGCCGGCTGCCTTATTATGAAACAACCCTCTCCCCCGCTGATGCACAAAGGCGAAAAAAAAGTCTTGCTGCTAAGTACAAGGAGAAGTTTCTGGCACCTATGAAGGAGCAGACCCCGCTCGACGATTTCTTCAACAACTTTGCCAAAACTTAATTTACTAATCCGGTACCCATACCGGTAAGGAGCAACTATGGGCTTACAAGGAATTATCAGTGAATATGTAGATAACTCGCAAATACTCCCGACGGGACGTATGCGCGTTCAGATGGACGACGTAATTGACTATCTGAACGTAGATAAAACGATGCTGCTCCGTTTTATCTCTAAGATCAAAAAGAAAGCAGTTGGCCGGATGGAGCACCAGTGGCAGACCCAAGAGCGGAAATCTGACACCGTTTCTTCTACCGCACAGACAGGCTGGGCCGGCGCATCCACCTCCGGGACCTTTACCGTAGGTGCCAGCGATGCCTGGCTGTTTTCCGAAACCGACCTGGTGATGCTGCCCGATGTCAGCTTTACCCAGATGTATTACGTCACATCGGTCAACCAGAGCACCGGTGTAATCAGCCTGGAAACTGTGGACGGGGCGACCCCCACCGTAACCACCGGCACCCGTAACATTTTGCTCGTGTCCAACTCGTTTGAGCAGGGCACCGGCCGCGGGATCATCAAGTCTGAGCAGCCCACAACTGTTTCAAACTATGTCCAGATCGTTCAGACCCCGATGGGAATGACGACCACCGCCAAACACCTGGCCTATCGCGGTGTCAGCGAGTGGGACAAGCAGAAGTTTGAGATCGGTGTCGATCACGCTTTCAAGATGGAGAAAAACTTTTTCTTCGGTCTTAAAGCGCGGCAGGCCCAGGGCCTCACCGACGGATCCAGCACGATCGGCCTGAACAAGTATGAGCAGATGTTCATGGGTGGAATGACCGATCCCGCCATCGGCGCGAACACCGTCACCGATGCCAGCGGCGCTCTGACCGAGGCCGAGTTCGGCACCTGGGCGATCGCCGCCACCCGCTGGGCCAAGCGCCCCGTGGTTTTCTCGGGATCTCTGATCTTTGAGGGCCTGACCGAATGGGCACAGTCCTATCTCCAGATGGTCAGGAGCGAAACCACCCTCGGGATGGCAATCGGGAAATATCTGACTCCCTACGGGGACCTGCTCCCGATCGCCCCTCACCGCGAGCTGCTTACCGGCACCACTCTCGGCGGGATGGCCTTTTCCGTTGACCTGGCAGACATCGAGTACCGGTTCCTCCAGGGCCTTGACACCCACATCGAGGTCGGAATCGAAGAAACCGGGACCAAGCAGCACATCGACGAGCTGCGGTCCTGGATGTCGATGAAGATCGGCCAGCGCAAGAAACACGCGATCCTCCACGGGGCGACGAGTATTTCTTAACCGGCATACCTGGAAACAGGTTTAAATATGTCCTCCTCAGGGGCGAGTGGTTTGGTCGCCGCTCGCCCCTACTATATAAAAATTGAGCCAGGAGTAATTTATGGCTGAAAAAAAACAACAATCTCGCCAGGAGAAAGTAGCCGAAAACACGGTTGATCGTTCTGCGGACCAGGCTGCTGCGAAGAAAAAAGAAGAAGAAAAAGCAGCAAAGCAGGCAGCTAAGATCGCTGGCGAGAAAGAGGCAGCCCTCGAGAAAGCCAGGAAGGATGAAATCGAGGAAAATAAGAAAAAAAAGAAAGCTGCTGACCAGCTGGCGAAGGAAGAGGCTGCCAAAGAGAAAGCGATGCGGGAAGAGTCTGCCAAGATCGCCAGGGGCGAGGAGGAAAACATAAAGAAAAAAATCTTTATGGCGACTTCTTACCCGGATTACAAAATTGTCCTCGAGCCGAAAGAGCGCTACTATGACGAAAAGCTGAAACGGGTTAAGACCCGCCCCGGCAAGTATATCCAGTTTATCGGAGGCCGCTACGTCACTGACGACAAGGAAGAAATTGCCTTTCTCAATGAGTATGCGAAAAAGCATCCCAACTACATCATGCCGCTTGACGATCACATCTTCATCCTCCAGCGAGCTATTGAGAAAGTCAAGAAAGATGAGCTGGCTAAAGCCGCAGCTATGATGCCGAAGGGCTCCCAGGGCTTAACTTCCGGCATTTAAGAAATGGTATTCAGCGAACTCGTTAGAGCGGTTCGCCTGTACGTTAGAGTCGAAGGTGTCGATGTTGATGAACGGATAAAGCAATTCGTTAATGATGCATGCCTTGAGTTTACCAGGAAACACGAATGGAATAAGCTCATTTACCTTGACACTTTTGTTAGTGACGGATCTGGCGGGCCCTATCTTTTAGCAGATATAGTCCAGGCCCCCGTTGCCAATTTAATCCTGGTCAATGAAACCGGCCAGGATCCGCTGGCAAAAAAAACGTACAAGGAGTGGATCACCTCTGCCTCCAACGCATCGGCTTTTACGATGATGAACGAGGGGATCTACGTTGACGGGACCGGCACAACTTACAACGTCCTTTATACCTCTTGTGGGGATCCTTATCCTCTGGTGGAAAACACACACGAGAATATCGCAACTAAAAATTATAGCGATATTATCATTCAAATGGCGATCACTCGTTATATAACCTTTCTCGGTGATGATGATTCCAGCCGCATTGAATATGCTCGCCTCCAGGGTCTGCTTAATGATTTGAAAAGGCTCGAGGCAAGAGAGGCGAAAAGTGGTCGATCCCTTAGGCTGTCGTCACATAACAGATGAAAATAGAGTCGATCTTCTCTTTTATTCGTGGCCTTTTTTCCCAGGAGGGAGAGGAGGCCCGTGTCGGGAAGGATTTTTTAACCGTTGCCCGCAACGTCGATCTTTCCCAGACCGGCCGGATCAAGCGCCGGCGGGGGTATGTCCCCTGGGAAGATCTCCAGAACAGCAATTCAATCCCAGCATCTTTTGACAGCATCTCTATACCGGAGGTTGCCAACTTTTTAGGGTTTTCCAAGAAGATCCAGAAAATAGATGCCTTTACCGACGTTGATGGTAACAGGTATATCATCGTTGTTTGCGACGGCAAAGTCTATATTGAAACAAAAAACTCCGAAGGTAAAAAGGAGTGGCGCTGCCTCAACCCCTCTGGCAATATCGACATTCAAGAAAAGGTCAAGCCGATCGACATCGCCAAGTTTTATGGCTCCCTCTTTTTTAATGACTATGCGAATAACGTTTATGTTTATTCCACATTAGAAAACGTTACCGGAGAGAGTGATTTAATCACAACCAAAACCGCCTACTTTTCTGGGTCTAGGATTTGGATCCGCAATTATGATTACTCCGCTGTCAGAGATTCGGCTGTCTGGGTTGACAGCGATGCCTCCGACGATTGGATCACAATTCCCAACGATGTCCGTCACCTTTTTGTGGTCGGCGACATTATTACCGTGCAGGGTAATGGCTCGGCTAACGTTAATGATGGTGATTATGAGATAGAGTCGGGGGGGATAATACTTGCAAGTGGTAACACCAGGTTAAAACTTTCCGGCAACCCTATTACCGCCGACAATGCCGGCAATAACGTTGGACAGCTCATTTGGAATAAACGCATCGGGGTTGACGGGGACACCTACACTACTACTGACAACAAAGAGGGTAAGCCAATTTTTGACAGCCTGGTTGATATTGGTTTGTGCGGGACCGGCAATCCTATCGTTGATAGCGCAGACCTCAATTTAAGTTATGCGCTTAGGACAGGAAACGCATCCGACGGCTTTCGTTATTTTGTCCTTTCAAATGCCAACAACGAGCTTGCCGCAAATAAATGCTTTATTATTGAGTTTGACGATCGGCTGATTGCCCAGCAGTTTGCAGAGATCCCGATGGATGCCAATGCAAATGTGCTTAATTTTGATGTTTACGACGAGTTTATTTATATCTGGTGCAACGACGGCAAGATCTCCAAGTTGGATCCAGATGATAATTTCTCAGATGATCCATTTTTGATTTATGATGTTGCAGACCTACAGGCCCCGCTTAACGCATCAAGCAAAAAGGAGTATTCTATCGCGGTAAACGATACCGGAATGTGGGTTTATACCAAAAAGCTCGCGGCCAAAACAGATTGGTGGCAGCCGATCCCAGGTAAAGCCTCGAGTGACAACGAAGGGACCCTGCAAAATGCCAGGTCTGATTTTTCTAATTATTATCCTCTTTATATACCCGACAACGCTAATAATTGGTCAGAAGATTTCTCCCCAAAAAACGATCTTCATTGGGCATCTGATGTCCTGGATCCTACCCCAGACGGCAAAGCCCAATTTTTTACCAAGCTGTATAAGGGCGATTATTATCCCTCTGGCGGCGAGCGCCATATGTTTGTCTATGGCACAGACATCCATCCTCTCGGTGATCTTGACCATCTGGTGATCCCCGATTTTTTATCGACGATTGACGACGATCTTTTTATAACCAAAAAACACGGCTGGTCCGTGGAAGTAACCCCCCCCGGTAGTGTATATACTTATTCTTTAAATCAGGTTGAAGGATATAAAATCTCGTATTTTCTTGACGGTGGAACCGGTGTCCTTACCGAGTTTACCGATCATTACACCGGCAAAGAGGTAAAAATACAGCGGCGAACCTATCAACCAGGCCGCGCCTTTCCCACCACATCTTTAGCTGATCAGCTTATATTGGAAGTACCCAGGGGGTTGGCGATGGCTAAAAACCTGGGGGCCGAGCTTGAAAAAAAACCATATAGCGAGGACGTTGGCGGGGTTAAGCTAGAGCGCAATAATGACGAGTGCATGCTCCTTATCGACGACACCCATACCAACACAGATTTTTTTACCGATTCCCAGAATAGCTTGTACGCTTTATTAGTTTGTATTGAGCACACCGGGGCCAATGCCGGGTATATGGCAAAGAAAGCAAACTATGGTCCTTTGGATCCAGGCGCGGATCTGGTGGATTGGCGATGGATGTTGCCTGTTGCAAAATTAGCCGACTTAAATACGATGCATGCCATACAGCGCAACGGCACCAATATTTATTTCGGCGCATCGTTACAGGACAATTCTGTTGGGGAGGATGATGGCGGCTATTCTAGGCTTGACCTTAGTGATAATTCTTTTTATACCGATCCAGCTAAGTTTTTGGTGACGACCAGGCTTATTCCCGGTACTGATAATTGGGTCAGCCTCGAAAGAGATTATTATAACAATGACATAGATGCTGGTTTTTTCTCAAAATATTTTGGTACCAGCGGCAGCTTACCGATCCAGCGATTCGAGGATATGTATGATTTTTACGAAACAAACTCAAATGTGATTTTATATACTCAGCGCCAGGCCATCGCCTCTACCACCAAAGTTATTGATCAGCTGCGGTACCTGGGCACCCCGAAACGGCCGGGTGTGTCACTTGCGCCAGGCACCGGCACCGATCTTCTTGCCGATACTACCTTGCGATATTACGTGGCTTTTGTCACCCTGGCCGGCAAGACCTCGCAGCTGTCCCTCCAATCAGACGAGATAATTATCCCTAACGACAACACTGCCCTAACTATACAAAGTTATAATATAAGTGAAAATCGAATATCTACAAACGGGAGCCACCTTTGCGTAGCTGGCGATGTGGTCCGTCTTTCTACCACCGGGGACCCCTTAGCTACCCCATTAATTGCAGATAAAAACTATACAGTTTATAACATTATTGATAGCAATACTCTGCGGCTAACAGATCCGGTAACTGGAGGGGTTTTAGATCTTACGGCTGATAATGGCATTACTGGCCAGACCTTTTTAAAGATTAATGACCAGGCCGTAAAGATTATTGTTTCTGGTCTTAATCTTTTCAATGCCTCTGATGTCCGTATCTATGAAGAAGATAGTATCAGCGCCATTGAGGTTTATCGATCGCAAAAAAATTATCAGGAAACTGCCTGGTCTAAGCCGACCAAGCTCGCGGCCCTTACCAAAGACGGCAGCGGGAATTGGGTTTATGGATCCTTTGCTCCTGAAACATATGAGGACGAGGCCCAGGCCCCCGCGCTGGTATCTTTCCCCTCTGACAATTTATTAAAATATCCTGTTTATCACATCCTCACCCACAAAAACAGAATGATAATGGTCGGTGACGACTCCGGGAACAATCCAAACTATATCAGGTTTTCCGGGATTGATTATGCTGAGGACTTTTCCGACCTTAATATCCGCGACGTGCAGCCGGCCGACGGTGATTTTCTTACAGCTGGCCTTTCCGTTGGCGACTTCCTTTACCTTTTTAAAAATAACAAGATCTACGCGATCCTGGGCGATGTCGAAACCGGGCAATTTTTAGATATTACAACCAGGATGGGGTGCCCTTATAAAAATATGATCACCTCCTATGACAACCGGGCGGCATATTTCTTGAATGAGGACGGGATCTATGCCCTGGTCCAGAACACGCTGCGGAACGTTTCCCTGGGCAGGTTGGATAATTTCTTTGATCCTGAGCGGCCTGATTGCATTGATTTTTCTATGGTGGAAAATTGTGCTTTTACTTACCTCGATCTCAAAAAAGCAGAGATCCAATGGTTTGTGCCAAGAAAGGAAAATAATATCTCGCCCTCCGGCAATAACTGTGTAATAATCTATAACATTGAATACAATTATTTCCGTGTCTATCAATATAATCACGTAATTACCAGCAAGACCGTGGCGCACGATGTTGTTAGTGAGGCCCGTATGGTCTTGATGGCAACTTGTACGGGGACAATTTATAAAGTTACCTTAGACAAAAACGATGCTGGCCAGGCGATCGGCTGGGTGATCCGCACCAAAGCCTTTAATATTAACAGCAGCTTAATTAATAAGCGGTACAAGTTAATAAAAGTTTTTGGCCAATATATGAACAACCTCAGAGTCACGTATTGGCTTGACGGGATCCGCTCGACCGGTGGGGTCCAGCAGGGAGTGGATTTCGGTGGTAATGGCATGTCTGTCCTGGTCACGAATCACGGCATCGATTCAGAGATTATTATCGAGCTGTCCGGTCAGGACCTCAATGACAACCCCGCCGAGATCAGCGAGATCTTGCTTGGGTTTGATATTTTGCGGGGGTCGTTAAGGTGAAGGATTTAATTTTAAAAGACAACCTGACTCCCCTCGACAACCGGATCAACTTCCAAATAATAAAAGAGTATCTGGAGTGGCCCTGGTGGGACGATCTTCGGTTCCCTGCTTTCAGCGCGGCTTTTTCAACCGCTACCGGCCGCCTGGCCTGGGGCTATAACAATATGGGTGTTAATTTTAAATATAATGCCCTTTACCGGGAAGATGAACAGGTGAGTTTTATTGCTCAAATGCCTCATAAAAAAAAGTTTGGCTCTCCGGTCCATCCCCATATCCATTGGGCGCAGCGCAGGGATTATATTCCCAATATGCTGCTTGAGTATCGCTTTTATAATAACGGCAAAGATGCTGGCGACGGCTCTCTCTCAGAAACGTGGACCAAATCTATAATTACTGATGGAGCTTTTCCTTATCAGGACGAGGCTTATCTGGGTCAGATCTCGGAGTTCCCCCCGATAGATCCCCCTGAGAATGAGAACGTATCTGCAATTTTAGAAATGAAATTGTATCGGGACACGGCAAATGCCTCGGGTCTTTTTGCTGGGGCCTGTCCCTATAACACCGGTGGCAATATGTCTGTTCTTTTAAAGGAGTTGGATTTGCACTATCAAGTGGACCAGCCCGGATCGACCGAGGAGTATGTAAAATGACTAATGGAAATATGGGTGATTTCCCCCAACTAGGAGAGCAAGATTGTAAGGCACATAATTTAATAGCTATGGGCCATAATGCAAGATTAAAAGCGATGGAGAAAACACTTTATGATGATAAAGTCGGACTCACTAGAATTGTCCCGGTATTACTCAGTCAGGGCCGCCTCATACTTAGTTTACTTGCAGGTATTTTGTTGGCCATTATTAGCATTGGTATTGGTTATTTATTCAAGGGAGGAGCGTAAAATGCCCGAAGATATTTACACTAAACAAATATATGATTACAAAGTTACCCCTGGTAACACAAAATATATTCCCCTGCAATTTTGGGGCCGGGACCAGCTGCCCGTAGATCTTTCGTTATATAATATTTATGTCGCGATCTTTGATCCCCAGACCAAAGAAGTGGTCCCGATGGCCGTTGGGGGATCAACCTCTTTTTCTCTCAGGAACCGGGTGCCGGCAGATTATTCCGGGGATCCCTACGAGGGGGTTTACCGGTACGGGGACACTCGATCTGCCTTGGAGCCCCCCGCCTATCTCGTTGACAATCTTGACGTTATTAATAAAATTATAATTGAGCTGACTCCTACCTGGTCGGAGAAATTAATTCCAGGTGTAATTTATCCCTTTAATATTCAGCTCGTGGCCGCGACCGGGGAATCGTTCATCCCCGCCCGCGGTAATATCGTCGCAACGGAGGGCCAGGTAGATTAATGGCATCACTGATCAATCTTGATTTTCGGCCCGTTGTTTTTGAGCCGTTCAAGCTGGTTTATTCACCCGTCTATTCTGACGGGCCCAGGATCGTGGTCCCTTTTTCTGATCCAGAGGAACCGGAAACCCCTCCACCGGCTTTCGTTGCAGATCCTTACACTTCCGGTACAGACGGAAACTTGGACAGCCCTGACGATCAGTACCATACCGTGAACAATTTTGTGCCGATGATATCTAAATTGAACGCGGGCGGGGAGGCTGGTGAACACGCGATCCTTATCAAGCTGGGTGATTATTGCTGGCAGTATAAGCACGAGGACCAGACCACTGATAACCATCGGGAGTGGGAGGGTTTTAATGAGGGCTGGGTTGGATCTTATGGTGCATGCCTGATCGCCGCAAAAACGGCGGCCACCCCGGATAATTGGGACAGCTTTCGAGGGTTTGCCTCGGCTGATGATACACCCAACAATTTATTTGATGATCTTTTAGCCGAGGGGATCATCTCTCGGCTGCGATCCCAGAACGGTTTTAAAAAGTTTTATTTTCCCAAGACCGGGACAGGTACAATAGATGGAGGCTGGATTGGATTTTATTATCACGGCCAGGCTTTTAAAAATGCCGTTGGTGGCTCTACGGATAATTTGGAAGTGGCTACGAATCACTCTGTTTATACCGTTGGCAACGTTGGCGATAATAATGAGCTTGTTGTCCGCTGGGACGGAATGGTTGGCCCGGCAGGTCAGGGTTCAGGAATAGAAACCTGGGAGGTTTGTGCTGAGGACACGGCCTTTGCCCCGGTTGAGCCTACGGATATTGAGAAAAAAAGGTTGTGGCTGGATTATTCAGATAGTGATACCTACACCGTTGACGGCGAGGGCGAGATCTCTCAGATAAATGATAAGTTTGGTTATTTCGCCAGCCGGGGTTTTGCGCAAAATGACGGCGATCGCCGGCCGGATGCAGAGGCAGACACTTATGCCGGTGTGGACCAGGGCGGTGGATTCCAGGAGGACGAGGGCGAGGACGACAGGATGTCTGGTACCACCTCATCCTGGTTTGATCCTACGGATAACGTTCACATTTTTGCCGTGGCCATTACAGAAAAGGACCAGGCGACACTTATAAGCAAATGGTACGGCGGCACCAACAAGCGGGAGTGGCGGCTTGACACCGTGCGTTGGCAGGTCAATCAAGAGAAGGATAATGATACGGATGCTGAAACGGCCTGCGCTTATAAACCCACCAATGAGGCTGGGGACAGCGAGGATGTCCTGGCCCTTTATGAGGGTGAGTGGCGGCCGGGCGAGCGGTGTTCGCTCTGGCAAGACGGTGTAGAACAATGCCGCGCCCCCTCTCCTTCGACCTCTTTTGAAACCGCATCTCAATACACGAAGGTCGGGGCCCACGGCCAGGCGGCCTGGAACCTGAAAGGGGATTTGTTGCACGTTAAGATCTATGTCAACCTCACCCATGCCGAGATCCTCTGGGTCCGGCAGAACTTTCAGAGCCTTTTCCCCTATAGCCTTTCCCCGGCCGATAAGGGGATTTTGCCCGTTAAAGGAATAGCCCAGAACCACGATGTCGGCACAGTAGTCGGCGGTGGTTTTGGAGAGTAAAATTGTATATAATATTAAGAGGAGAGCACCATGGAAAATGAAGCTGTAAATTGGATCCCGGTTGTGCTGGGAGCCCTGCTCGCGATCAGTGAGGTCATCGCCCTGACTAAATTGAAATCCAACTCGGTATTTCAACTGCTCGTGAACATTCTCAAAACTGCCGCTGGCAAGAAGGGTTAAGAAATGGCCGACGTAGGGTATTACGGAACACCGGGCCCCGCAAGCACGGGCGGCTCTACTACGGCCACAACCTCCCGTCCCTCCACCGCCTCAGGCTCTGCCAAAGGTGGTGGGGGAGGGGGCGGTTTTGAGATGCCGTGGAGCACTATTATCAATGCAGGTGTGTCGTACCTGGGCGGGGTATCTGATCGCCTGTATTCTATGGCCGATAAATATGTCGGCGACGTTGCCAAGCAGCAGCAGATCCAAGCCCTCCTCCGCGCTGTTGGTGTCCTTAAAAAGCGCTATGCTTTTTATGAGGATAAGGCGACCAAGATGCAGAATGAGTACAGGAACGCGATCGCCTATGCAGCGGGCGAGAACGTGGCTGATGTCGATAAAAAGGGAAATCTCTATATTAGTGCCCTCGAGGACCTGGAAACATATGAGTCCACGATGGCGAAGAACCTGGACGATCTTTTTGATTCCCAATCCACCTCGATAAAGCGGCAGATCAAGGAACAGACGGCGGCCGGGGTCCTGGAAATAAATGACAAGTTTGAGCAGGGCCTGTCCGAGCTCCGTATGGCCACCAGGCATATGAAAGAAAATGCCGGATATGGCCGCCGGGCGATCCAGCGCCAGATGTCCCGTGCCGATAAAGCCGTGGACCAAGAGTATAAGCGCACGGACGAACAGCTGAAAGAGCTGGAAAAGAAAGCCAGGGACAATAAGCGGACCCTGCGTGGCCAGGCCGCCAGGCGCGGCCTGGGTTTTTCGGGTTTTATGATCGCCGCGATCAAGGAGCTGGACCAGGGCACGGAAAAACAGAAACTGAAAATCAACGAGCTCTCCAAGTTCAGGCTGGGTGAGATCGACGATCGCAAGCTGGCCCTGGTGGACAAGATGGCGCAGATGGATGCGGCCTGGTCCCAGGGGATCCAGAAGATTGAAATGCAGAAAGGGACCCTGGCGATGCAGACCATGCAAGAAAAACGCAAACTCACCGTGGATATGAACAAGACCAAGCTGGAAAACCTCCGGGCATTGAGCCAATGGCAATATGAGCAGCAGACCAAGCAGGCGAGCGACGTTCTTTCCAGAAAGCAGACGATCACCTTCGGTGCTCAGGCGCGTTGGGACAATGCTCTTAATGCGGATCTGCGGGCGATGGACAGCCTGACCTCTGAGATCCTGAAAATAGAAACCGCTGCCGGCGCGATCGGCGGCGGCGCTGGAGCTGGGGCGATCGGCGGTGTGGGAGCTGGCGGCGGGACAGCGGATCCGACCGTGGCGGCTTTGCGGCCGGAGCTATCATCAGCGGCACAGCAGCAGCGGATCCAGGACAGAATGGGGAGCGCAGAAACAGCTGGGCAAATGACCGGGACCTTCTTAATCCCCTTGTTCGGTGACGCGATCGGCGGCGCGGTGGCGAAAACCAGGGCAAAACGGTTTAAGCGCAGCGGCTGGGCAGACAGGAAATCGGCATGGCAGGCCGGCAAGCTGTACGACTTCGACGGCACCGGCGATGCTTATTATAAAAATGTGACCATTCGGCGCGGTGGACCTCGTTGGCGGGCCCTGGAGAAAAAGTGGGGCGCTTACGGGGCTTATGGATATGGCTCTATGGATAAATACAAGAAAGCCAAAAAGCAGCTTAAACAAAAACAGAGCACGGCCGCCACCACAGCTGAATCCGAAGGTTTTAAATACGGTGAATAAGGAGGTGCAACGTGGCATTTGAAGGTTTAGCGCAATCAATTATAGGCACCCTGGAAAGGGGCCAGATCCGACGGGAAAATGAGATGATGCGGAAACGGGCCGAGCGCAGGCAGCGCACGGCGCAGCTCGGCCAGCTGGCCGGGGCGATCGGCGGCGGGATTGCGCAATCTCTAACGAAAAGGCGCAACGAGTTTCAGCTGAGTAATGCCCGTAACCACCTGGTAAAAGAGGTTTATGGCAAGGAGTTTATCGGCACCCAGGGCAATAAGGAGGTAAATCCCTATTTTAAAGAGGCCCAGGAGTCGTATTTGCTCCAGAAAGTGGACCAGGCCAGGGAATTAATGCACCAGAAAGCCACTAAACCGGAGGGATTTTACACAAATAAGACCAAATACGTTGATTTTCATACCAAAAAAGATGTGTTAATGACCCCTGCCAAGCGCCTGCGCCAGCTCCAGCGCGATATTAATTCGATCGCGGGGCCCAACAGCGGCCTGGCCGCGATCTGGCAGCAGCAGCAGGTCCGGGAAAAGAAACTCGATGAAGTATTTTTTACCAGGCAAAAGCTCGCGGCCAAAGGGGTCAAGCCGGGAAAAACGGTTAAGGTCCCTGGTTTGGGGGATCTTCCTTTTGATGATTATTTGCGATGGCTAGAGCACCAGCGCAAGGTCAAGGCAGACGAGGCAAAGGAAAAGGCCAAGGCCCTGGGCGGGGTAGAAACCGAGCTTAAACGTCCGGCGACGATCCCCACCCCAGAAAAGGCGATGGCTAATTATGAAAAGTTTGTGATCCAGAACGCGGTAAATCCCGCAGCTGCCTCGCATATGAGGGCGCTGCCTCAATCCAGGAAAGCGAAGGTCGATGCCAGGGTCATAAAAAAAGCCTGGGGAGATGTGGCAAACAAATACATTTACCAGAAAAATAAAATCAATAAGGACTCCAAGAGTAATGCCGAGTCCCTGGCCAGGAAAATGCTGCTTTTAATCAGAATGTCTGAGGAGATGGAGAACCCGGAAAAACTCAATGATTTGATCGCGGAACCCCTGGCCCAGACCACTATGGGGTCTTTTGGCACCAATCCACAGAATTGGTCCACGGGAGAAACGGGTGTGCGGACCGCTCAGGAAATGATGAAAACTGTTATGCTTGCCAGGATGAAAGGGCAGGGCCTCCTGAAAGAAAGTACCGAAAATGCTATGGATTATATGGAGCCGATCATTGACAAATATATCCGTATTCTCAGGAGAGAGCACCGCGGGGCCAAGATCGGAAACATCTACGATTGGGATCCTGACAGCGCCGACATCAAGGGCGAGATCGCTAAAAAGTTTTCTGACAATAAAAACTTTCGGGCGCTTATTCCACCTCCGGCCAGCTATGGCAAGAGTAATGTCAGGCTTGCGATCAGAAGTGTCCTGGACAATCCCGAGAGCGATCCCGAGCGGTTTTGGGGCCTGGTCCTTTATGCCAGGGCCCAGGGGTATATTACAGACGATCCCCGGCTCAAGAATAAAAAAGACACCAGGTTTGGGGGCTGGAACAGCGACTACATCAAACAGGGCATTGAGGAGGCGATCATCGGCGACGAGGGCACCCTGGGTGTGAAATACCAGCAGCATTTTCCCTCTGTGAAAAAAGCCTGGAAAAAAGATTTAAGCAGAAAGATAAAGGAGGCCGATGAGGAGGCCAAAAAACGCAGGTAAAATATGGCAACATTTGAAGAAGAAATGAAACAGGCGGCCGGCCGAGAGATAGAACCTCTCCCCGGAGCCGATTACTTCACGAGTTCTGCCCAACCCATTCCCTCGCTGGAATACAAAAAGGAATTGCCTTTTGAGGAGTGGGCCCGTCAGCAAAACGAAGAAGAAGAAAAAGCGCTCAAAAAGCGCAAATTAGACCTTTTTAACGAGTGGGCTAAGGGTGAGGTCGTAGAGGCCGAGTTTAACGCGCCAGAGGCCCTGGAGGAGGCTGCATGGGGTGAGTCCTGGACCGATCTGTCTTACAACCCCCTCCACGTTCCCCAGACCCGCATCAGACAGCTGGAAAAGCGCTGGAGAGATTTCTGGCACAAGAAGGAAAAAGACCGGCTGGCGAAGGTCCCGGAAGATTATAAAAAAATAGAAGTCAGGAACGCTGGTTTAGGCGCTCAGGCTTTTGCAGACTCTTTTCTCGATCATTTCACCTTTGGTTTTCATAAGGGCGAGCACCCCATTTACGGGCAGCTGCATCGCCAATACAATCCCATAGCTAATGGCACCGGGGCGGTCCTGGGAGAGGTCGGTAATTTTATGGCCCTTGCCGCCGCGACGGGATTTCTCGGCACCCCCGCGAAATTAGCCAATGTGATGCGCCGATCCAAGGGCGCGTACCGCCTGCTCAATGCCATGGGGTATTATCCCTACCATGCCGCGAAGATCTCCAAGCTGGGAGAGGCTTTCCGGGTAGCATCCAGGGCCAGGCGCGGGATGATCAAGGGTCGGAAACTGATGGAGATCTCCCAGGTCGGGGCCAATCAGATCCATATGGGGCTGCTCACCCTGGCCAGGGACAAGGTAAACGAAAAGGTCCGCAAGTATATGGCCGAGGACCAAATGACGGAAAAGGAATGGCGCACGGGCCTGCTGCCGGGGATGGAAAGTTTTTTTGCCGGGTATTCCCTCTCCGTTATTAACTCTCCGATCAGCTGGGCCGCCAGGTTTGCCGGCGACTTCCTCTGGTCCGCAGCTGCTCAAGGATATCGGATCCTGACCGGGCAGCAAGAGCGCTGGGATCACCAGCAGTTTGCCACGGATTGGCTCCTGGGTCACGCTCTCGGCGAGGTCCAGGGCAAGATCTGGTCGAGAATGACACCGGACCTGCGGAAGGAAATGTTTAGTAAAAACCCAGGGATCAAGGACAATTACTCCCTGTTGGTTAAGCACCCGGAGTCAGTTAAGCACGGATTAGGCGACGACATCCTCCTGGAGGCGGCCGTCACGGTAGATATGAAAGAGGCGATGCACCGGGCCGACAACGGCGGCCGGGGGTTTACTGCCGAGCAGCGCCGTGATGCCGTTGATACGGCGCTGATCCCCCACATAAGAAACCACGAGGTCAAGACAGTATTTGAAAATGATTTCGTGGGTAAGATCGATGTCAGCGAGCCCCAGCTGGCGATGCGGTTTGCCGAGGAGCGCCTGGTCCGCAGGTTGGGATCCAGGATGGGGTGGACCGAGGCGATGATCGAGCGGGCGATCAATGCCGGAATAATGCAAGATCGCAAGGCATTTCAGGATTTTCTCGTTGCGGAAAAAATACCATTAAAGGTAAAAGTGTCCGCGCCCTCGATTAAGAAAAAGCAGGCGGCCGATCGCAAGCAAGATCTGGAGGATCTGCGGGATATGCGGTCCGAGCTTGAGTTTTATGAGAAAGAGCTGGCGGGCCTGGATAAAAAACGCGGAAAGGTCATTGTTGACGAGGCGAAGGTCAAGCAGTACGAGGGATCCGTTAAAGGATTTCAAGACTTTATAACGCGCCACGAAAAGCTGATCGAGGAAAACAACCTACAGATCGAAAAGCTGGAGAAAATGCCCCAGGATGAAAAGACACTCGCCTCAGAGGGTGAGAAAAACTATTTGATCCAGCGGCAAGAACACCACAAAAGACAGATCGGCAAATATCGGCGAGAGATTAAGGATCTCAACGCAGTAATAAAAAAAGAGAAAAAGGGCCGTGTCGATGATAGCGTAATAGATCGGCAGAAAAATGAATATCTGCAAGAGATCGCCAACGTTGTAAAAACTGCCAAAGAACGGTTTGGAATGGACGAGGCCGATTTCCGCAACGCTAAGAAAAAACCTCCGGTCAAGTTTAAAAAGGCAACCAGGGAGGGGGCCGGGATAAATATCAAAGAGTTTATCGATGAAATGTCCAGGGCCGCCAAGACCTTTACCGGCACTTATAAAGGGGCCCAGGCGAAGGATCATGCCAGGATCCTCAAGCTGATGGACCAGCTGGAAAAGTTTTTTATCCACAAAGACGAATACATCAAGGGTGTGTCGGAAAAAGAGGTTGCCGAGGTTTATCGCAGCCAGGCCACCAAAGACGAGCTACTGAAAGCCAGGGGGCTGGAGCGAGAGATCCGCACCAATCTGGGGAAATACCAGGACTATATCGAAAAGAACCTGAAACGGCAGATCGCCCGCGCCGGCAAGCTCGCCAAATACACCCCCTATGATGATATGCAGGGCTACCTGGGCCTGGAGCTGGCTTTTCTCAATATGGCCAGCTATGTCAAGTATGTCCAAAAAGGTAAGGGCATTAATCATATCCTAGACACGGCGATTCTAAACGTCGTAGGGCATATTCAAACAGCCAACCAGCGGTATGTGCTGGAAAAAAAGCTGGATAAGGGTGAGAGTTTTAATAAAAAGGAGCTCGAGGCTTGGGACCAGATGCGGCCCTTGGAACGCGCCGCCGATCTTGAGAAATTACACTATGCCAAATTGCGGGAAAAAGAGCCCGTTATCACCGAGGCGATCCGTGACGATCTCTTTGATTATGAGCCCGGATCCGTCACTACCTTGCCCGCGCTGGAAAGACGAAAGGATGCGGTCTTACGGAAAAAGACCGAGCGCCACCGCCGGGATTGGGGCCAGGCCGAGCGCCTGAGCCAGACCGAGCTGGCCCAGATGCTGGTTGTTGCCAAAGAAAATCCCACTTATTGGATGAATGTGGCGCTGCGCTTTCTCTCCAAATACCGTCATTTCACCAACCTTGATTTCCACCGCGGCCTGTTGTGGCGGCTGGGGGTCCAGGACCTGAGCGCAAAACAAATCGAGAACAAGATAAATCACATCGGCCGCCGCATCACCGATGCCGCCAACAAAGCAGCTGAGGCATATCCTAAGATGAAGAAGGAAATGGATCCGACCGACGTAATGATCCTTTACAATACGCTGCGGGCCGAGCGGGGCAAATTGAACGAGCTGACGGGGATGTTCAAAGAGTATGATCTTCCGTCCGTGGCCCGCGCCACCTATGACAATGGCGCTTACGTCCTCTCCCTCAAAGAGGCTTACGACGAAATGGGGCGGCAATACGGTAAGGAAATTGCTGATATTTTCTTACAGAAAGCAGCCAACCTGGTGGCAAAGCACGTCGTTGATTTTAACAAAACCGCCGGCCAGGGCGAGATCCACATCAGGAACCCCGAGGAAGAAGATAATACCAAAATGATCTTTATATCTTCCGGTGTTTCTAAAAAGGATTTTGACGAGGCCATCCTGGATCTACACAACCGGCTGGGCGGCCGGTACGAGGGCGATCGGGCTAATGAGCACCGCAGGTTTGTGATCAATATCCATAAACCAGATGGATCCATTCAATCCATCTCCAAGTTTAAAAATGTTTCAACTGCCTATACCCTGAACCCTCAAGATCTCGGCGGCCTGGCCAAGGCCCACAACACGATCAATTATCTCGTGGATATCCTCAACCCCGACCTGGCCGCCAGGTTTAAAGACGTTCTTTTTGACATGTCAGACAGCGGGATCAAGGCCAGGACCAAGCGGATCCTGGATGTAATCGGTGGATCGCACCGGGATTTTAATTCCCTGGTGGATTTCCTTAATGCAAATCCCGGCCGCAGGGTACGGGCGCAGCGGGCCCTTTACGAGATGGTCCTGGATCTCAAGATGATCGATCCCCAGCTGCCGGCCGTGGTAGAGTCCGAGCTGTGGAACAATATCGAAATGGTGGAAAAGTCCGAGGGCAATCGTGGCGCAGAAGAAACCAGGGCCTCGATCCGCAACCAGGGCATTGACCAGTATATGTCCGTGGAGGAAGGGGTTAATACATACTTCCACGGCGAAACCCGGAATATGGCCAACCTTGACGGTGACTTGTCCGGGATCCACAACTATGCGAGGGTAAATGCTGAGGAAAGTAAGCAACAATTTGTCGATAGATTTTACAACAATGCCAAAGCGAATGATGCAGAAAACCGTCCACCGCTTGAAGGAATCAGAAAGTTCGGGAAAGGGGTCCATCAATTTTTCAAAGAAAAGTTCACTCTCTGGGAGGATCGCAAAAATGTTCAGCACCTGCAAAAGTCTATTACCAGGGCAGCTGCGGCCAGGGAGCGATTAACCGATGTCGATAGCACCAGGCTGATTGAGGAGGTTTACAGCGATTTCGTTCAGACCAAGATCCCCGGCGCGACAATGAAGGAGCGGCACCTCAACTTCGAGGTGTTTCAGCGCCTCCAGCCATTTATCAGAGAAACAGAGTTTAAGGGATATTTCGAGGATATTGAGGCCCGGCAGCTGAAAGAAGATCTGATCAAGCGCCTGGCCACTGAGGAGATTAATTGGTCCGGCGACCCCCGGATCGATGTCGAAACCCTTATCAGTAATCCCAAGCACTTGACCGGGGCCGAGATCTTTAACATCTGGAAACGCAGCGCCGACGACCTGGTGATCAGTAAGATCCTGGTCCAAAAGCTGGGGATCAAAGCCAAAGACCTGGTTGATTTTATGATCAGGAAAGATGATGTTTTCTATAAAACGATTGACCAGCTGTTTACGATCCTGGGCGAGGAGTTTGGTTTTTATAAAAATCTCGATCTATTTGAAAATCTTAAAAAAGCTCAACGTAAAGTCCTCCGCGGCCTGGTCACTAAATACTTCGACCACACCGGTAAAAAGGCGGCCGAGCTCGATTTCGGTGATTTTAAATCGGAGAAAAATGGCATACCGTTTCTGGTTAATTTATTCAAACAGATCAAGGATCCGAAAATCAAGATCGATGCCGAACTCACACTCAAGCACTACATAGATTTTACACCGGAAAAGCTGATGTATGAGCACCACCGGATCCTGGCCTTTCCCGACGGGCGCAAGGTCTTTGGTAGCGAGATCAATTCCAAGCTCCGGGATGCCGAGGCCGGCCGGGTCAAGGGCCCGAAACAGCTGTCCCCGATCGCTGACGAGCTGCTGGGCAGGGAGATCCCCACCCTTTACAATCTGATCGAGAAAGGATATAAGGTCGAGCTCAATAGTTTTCAGGTGGAAAAGTCTTTGATCACCTATCTTTTCTCCCGGCTGTATAATCAGCATATGGCAGACGGGTTTAGAAAACAATTTCACAATCACCTGGTTGAAAAGCTGGCACCCACCACCAAGATCCCGATCGAGTACGAGGGCCGGGTCAGGGAGTGGACCTGGAAAGAGCTCAAGGATGCAGACTTTTCCGATGCCAAAAAATATAAGCTGATGCACAAGTTTGCCGACGAGAAAGAGGCCAGGCTTGAGGCCGTGGTAGAAACCCTGGCTGACATGGGTGGCTATTTCTGGAAACCCGTTGATGCCGAGATCTCAAGGGCCAAGCGAAATAAAAAACATATTGCCAATCGGATCAAGGAGCTCCAGGCAATAGAGGAGCGGCCGGAGGCAGAGATCCGCAGGCTTAAAGACAAGCTCCAGGCCGAGTCCAAAAAGATCCGGGATATGAACTACGTCAACCGTGTGCTCTCTGGTTATGAGTTTACAAAGGAGCGCCAGGAGCTGATCAATTTTTTCCGGGAGAGTGACGATCCCAACATTCCCAAGATGAACGCTGATCTCCAAAACCAGCTCAAGTCAGATGTCGTAGATCGCAAACGGTATTGGACCGAAAAGATAATGGAGGCTATAACCGGCGGCGAACAGCATATGCCGTTTAATTGGAAAACGCACGAGAGCGATCACCGGGCCGAGCACAAGGTTTTTAATACCGAGGCTTACAAGCGGGCCAGGGTAGGGGCCGATCGCCAGCCGCTGATCGCCGAGGAGATCCGTCGGGCGCAGGCCCTGGCACCGAACCTGCCCGGCTGGGACGGCCTATATTTCGACCGGGTTGCGGTAAAAAACTTCAAGCAGTATTTATTCCGTGACGACCTCTCCCAAAAGCTGACCGGATACGAGTTTTTAAATAAAACCCTGGGTCTGATCGGCCGGGTCAATTCCACGCTAAAAGTAATTACTCTCTACAAGCCGACGATAATGATGGCTAATGATATCGTGCAAATGACTATTGGTACTCCCTGGGGTTTGGCGGCCAAAGGAGCCAAGAATTGGAAGTTTGCTGTCAAGGCATATCAGGAGCGGTTTACCACCAGGGCCGGGAATGAGTATGCCGAGTTTTATTGGCTAATGAACAAGTACGATCTGTTTAACCATTCGGTGGGAGTAGAGAGCATTATCCACGATGCCACCCGCGCCTGGTACAAGGTAATGGGTGAGGATCAATTCCTGGGGCTCAAGCACTACATCTCCTCGGTGTTTAGGAAAAGACACCCGGATATGGATGCGGAAACTGCCCTGGGTAAGGCCGGCAATTTTGTCAAGGAAAATCTCGGAAGGATCTCGAGGGGGTACAAAGGGTACCAGGAGCTGGCCTGGTCGATCGACGAAGTGATGCGGATTACAATGGCCAAGACGATGTTTGACAAACTGATCAAGGTCTATCCCAACGATCGGGAGCATGCGGCTTTCCTGGCGGCCGACTACACCAACCTCCACATGGTGCAGTATTCCAGGGTCCCGAGCTTTACCCGGATGATCTTAAACTTTTTCTTCATCTATCCCACGTACCGTGTAGGAACGGGCCGGATGTATAAGGAGATGTTTAAAAACTTCGGCCGGGGAGTTAAGCGGATCGCCGGCGGCACACCGGACCAAATGTATATGGTGTCCGACAACAAGTGGGAGCAGGCCCTGTTTGAAATGGGGCCGCTGCTGCGGGCCCTGGCGCTCAGGGGCGCGATCAAGGGCCTGCTGGTGAGTATGCTCGGATATGGTTACGAGGATCCCTGGGATGCCTTTACCAACTACCGGGCCCACAAGCTGGCTGAAACTCAATTCGGAGAGCAGTACCGGTACCTGGCCCTCTCCACCCCGCTGTTTGAGCTTGAGAAATATATCACCAGGCCCTTCGCCCTCACTCTACGAAACAACATATCGGCGAGTATGCGCTGGATCTGGGCCGTCAAGACCAACACCAACCCCGTCACGGGCAAGCCGCTGTGGACATCTCCCAATAGGGCAGAGGCCACCAAGCAGCTGGCCTGGGAGTTTTTCAGGATGAACTTTCCCTTTGGCTCTGACATATCAAATTGGGCTGACGAGGACGTGTCGCTGGCGGTGAAGATCTTTAACACCGGCGGGCTGGGGTATGTGTACGACATTGAGAACCCCAACAAAATGATCAAGGATTTTTATGCTGCACTAGATAAGACTAAAACCATAGGAGAATTACGTGCTGCTCAGAGGACCTTCCACACCAATATGCGGAGAGCATATCATCGGACCTTCGGGAAAAAGTTTAAGACCTTAGAGGAAACCATCGAGGAGCAGCGGCGCGTAAATGACCAACAGCCGCGATGATCAAAAAGTTAGGAGGGATTGTTATGGCCACAATGACGATGTATATAAGTGGTGCGACTAAAGAAAACTTAGCTGCCAATGTTGACGAGCGATTAAATTATTATGCGAAGGAGTACGGGCTAGAGATCGCCCTGGTCCACGCGATCGCCCAGGTGGAGAGCAAGAAGAAACCACAGGCGCTGAGGTTTGAACCAGCACTTAAAAGAAAACAGTGGTATAAGAAGATGATCCCGGCCGCGCACAGGACCAATGATCTGGCCTTTTATTCAATGGGTGTGATGCAGGTCCTGTACGGGGTGGCTGTCAGCCAGGGCTTTAAGGGCAAGCCGGGGGAGCTGATGGATATTGACAACTCCATTAACCACGGCTGCCTCAAAGTGAAGAGTCTGATTAATAAATATTATTATCTGGACAAGGTGATCAGTTCATACAACCAGGGAAGTCCAAGAAAGAAGGTGGACCCCCAGACGGGGAAGAAGGTTTTTTGCAATCAGAGCTATGTTGACAAGGTGATGCGGGCTTATCGTCGCCTGGGTGGTCGGGTGAAATAGAGGCCCGGTGTTTCTTTAGCATCTCGATCACGGCATCTATATCCAGGCCGCCGATCTTTTTCGTAATTAGCATTTTAACCAGGGACAGCATATCCAGGGGATCCATCCCGTCCTCGTGCAGGGTGAATTGGCCACTCCAATCCACCTTAAAAAAAACATACTTCATAAAAGGTTTTTTCATCACTCCTCCTGTAATTTTTTTATCTTTCTCTTGAGGGTCCATATCCTTAACGCGCCCAGGCGGGCCAATTCGTACATTTCTCCGATCCTCATTTTTGGTGCTTTTTTATTAATTACGGCCCCGCGCTCTAAAAATATTTTGTAATGTCCTGGTGTTGGGGAATAATCTACACTTAAAATACCAGCTCGTTCCGGCACGAGATCGCTGTGCTTTAACAGTTTTTTTGGCATGGCGAAATAAAAACATTTTATTCTATCGTCCTCATGACCATGCTCTTTTTTTTTATCTTTTTTTAAATCAGACAAAGACACCTTGATCTCTACCTCGCTGAGATAGCCGGCTGCCGACATCACCAACATATCGCACTCGTGAATACTAAATCCCCAATGCACGTTGGGTATCATCAGGTTTGTTCTGGGGTTGAAATATTGAGCCAGCGCAATTTCTATATCAAGAGTTTTCATAATTAAAATGGGGCCCCGGCTGCCCCGTTCTGATTTTTTTCATCAAAAAAAAGCTAAAGCCCACAGCTCGCAATAGGTGTAACGACGCGGGTTTTATCTCTTAATCCAGTTGCCGGGCCTGGCTGGATGTCAAGCTGGTTTGCAACCCGTCAGGGGTTGACAGTAGCGGAAGATAAGATATACAAGATCTCGTCGGCGCAGGTCGTCGAGGTCGATTTCACCATACGGGGTTTCGTAGGCACGGAAAAATGTGCCCCGATTTTCCCTATACCACTTCTGCATATCCTTATCCATCCACTCGTGCTTTGGTTTTAAAAGGGCTTTGCAATACCCCTTGTGGGCCTCGCCGTGCAGGGCCTCGCAATTACAGGCATACTCGTCCTTTTTTTCAACCTTGAATAATGGGGTCAGCTGCGTATGGACGGCAGAGCTAATGGCTTTTTCTATCTCCTCAATACGCTGAGGATCCTCAAACTTGCTCTGATCGTAGGCCGCCAAAATCTCCGGCAGCTGCATATCTCTCCCCAGCGCCAGGGGCTCCATTTGATTATTCATTTTCTTCGGGCTCCGGCCGCTCGTCCTTGAACTCGTCAAAGCGCCACTGCTTGCCGTAGCAGAGGCTGAGGCCGTAGCCGACGATCGGCCACGTCGCGACCTCCTCCGGGGTGGCCTGCACCGGCCTGGAATTGAATTGGCTCGGCCGCCGCTTTTCCGGTGTGGGATCCTTCCGCAGCTCCACCGGCTCGTCTAAATGGGGGCAGCCGTGATTGCATGCAGTTTCCCCCGTG